TTGTATTTACGAAATAGACGTTTAAGATACTTAAATCTTTTCACATCTTCATAAAACTCCTGTTCACTATCTAAATTAGGAACATTGTAGTTTTTTATGGCGTAAAATAACCAATTCTTCTTTGTTATCTTATCAAACATTAGCCAAGCTCTGCATAAACTTTAACAGCGCCGTTCTCTAATGTTTCGTATCTACCTTTTAGTTTTAACTCTTTGCCAACTTTATGACTAATTCCATCATCATTTATGTCAGAGCCGTCAGTATCTTTACCGAAACGACCACCATTAAATACTAAAGCACTTTCAAAAGTTCCTTTTTTATCGTCAATTGTTATTGAGTCTTTTAGTTGTACACCTATGCTAGTCAATCTTGCTTCTAATTGAGAAAGAGCAGCCTCAGGTTGTATGTACTCCTTATCAGCAATAGAGCTAACAAAAGCATTTACTCTTTGTAAGATTGCAGGTTCATGTATATTGTGAGCGCCCATTGATCCATCTTCTACTGAAGTTTGGTGTGGTGTGCCAACGCCATATGATCCGCCTTCTTTTATGTGTTGTTTAAATGTTTTCATTTTTCTCCTCTTTTTACTTCGTCTTTTAATTTCTTAAAAGTTTTGCCTGCCACCAGGTCTTCTTCAGCGTCATGTACTTCCGCTTCTTTTAACTTATCAAACTGACCTTCGTGTGGCGTATTGTCAGCAAGATCGTCTATAAAACTATCCCTATCTTCTTTCATTTGTCACCCTCATTTAGTTGTTGAGGTTCCTCTTTAGGTTTTATATCTAATGATGGTTGTGCATTTGCTTGTGTGCCATCATCTCTACCACCCTCAGCGTCAATCTTAATTAGTTTTTCAACTTGTTGTAACGCACCGTGTACAGCACTTAAATTAGCTTTCATAGATGTAACTTCTTTTTCAACTTGCTGTATTTTTGCGTTCAATTCATTAAACGTTTTTTGAAGAACAAATCTTTCCTTCATCAACGATTGTGTACTTATACCCATAATATTCTCCTAATATATTAAGCAACTACGAAACCGTGTCCGCCAATTACATTCCAGTTTGAATTTTTAAATATACATACAACCGTTTCACCTTGAGCATTTAAAGTAATAGTAGTACCACCACGTAAGTTAGTTGGTGTAATTACTACGTTGTTTGTACCACTTGTTGATGTGTTGATAAAAATCTTAATTTGTCCATCAGAACCATCTGCTAATGAAATAGCACCAGTTGCTGATGTTGCGTTTATTTCAGTCACAGCAGTTGTTACATTTGCAACCTGTGATGAAGCGTCAGCAGTTATTGCTTGTGAAGTTTGTGCTAAACCTAACCAAGAAGGTATATTGTTAAACACATTCTCTGCTGATATTTTTTTATTGATTGGTGTACCTGACGGATCGTCAACTACATGGAACAAGTCAGCCGTAGCCAACGAGTCACCTAAATCGGTCAATGCCGTTATTTTCTTGTCTGCCATTTTTCTCTCCTGTTAACCCTTTCGGGAATGCTACTCTAGGTATTTGCCTAGATCAATTTGTTCATATAGTATATATAAGGGCACTTTGAGCGCCCTTATACATTTTAATTATTAACTTGATACCGTTTTACTTACTGCGATACCACTAGCATAAGTTAGTGTTGCATTAACGGTATTACCTGCTGCCGCTGCTGCTGTATCTCTAATAGTACCACCATTTAGATTTAATGTTGATACCGTTAGTACGTCAGTATTACCAGCACCACCAGATGTTTTTCTAAATCTTAATTGGTTAGCTGTTGACGTAGCAGATTGATATGCAAGTGTTAAACTACCATATCCACCACCTGATTGGTCACCGTTAGTAACCGTTAGTGTAGGTGAACCTGTTACCGTTACTTGTTCGTCAAATGTAATTTCTACGTTACATTCAAAGTTAGCGTCATTCGCTGTAAAGTCAGTATTTGCTGTAGTACCTACTATAAATCTTGTTCTTGTAATAGTTGGTGTTCTCAATCCTGTCGTTGCTGATGTTCCTGCAAGACCACCGATTGCAACCAAAACTTCTGGTTGTGCGTTAGGGTTGTCATTACCTGAACCAATAGTTCCAGCTGCTCTTACCCAACCTTGATTGGTTGCGTAAATATCGCCTCTATTGTCAGGTGCGTTTTCATCAACAGGTGCAAATTTTGGCTTGTTACTAGCACTAGCGTGTGCTTTTCCCCATGAGCTCATATTTGTTTCTCCCTATTCTTTTAAATAATTAATTAATTATTGTTATATAACTATACTATTTATAAGATTAGAAGCCTAGTCTTTTGAGTTGGGCGATAGTTTTTGATGTATTTGTGTGATGTATTGCCTTACCACCTGCATTGATAAACTCTCTTACGTTCTTTTCGTAATCATCAATGAGAATAGAAGGATTGCCTTTTTTGGCAAAGAGTTTCTTTTCTTTTCTTCTTACTAGGTTTATCTTTGATCTATTAGATATACCTGCATTTTTATTTAACCATTTAGTCTTACCAGGTATACAATTAGGGTCATAAGACTCTTCTACGTATGCTGATAATATATGAGGATCAAATTTTGATATGTAAGACCATAGTTGTCTGCCACCAGGCATCCAAGGTAGTGTTGACCAGAAATCTTTTTTTGCTTTGATGAGTGACCACTTCTCTCTACTAGATGGTATGTTCATCCATTTATTGATTGACATACCTGTAGTTCTCTGAGCACCTGTTTTAAAGTCTGCAAGTACTCCATCCATGTCGCAATATATGATAGGTTTACTCATAGTGTTTTCCTTATACTATTATACTATCATATAATAGTGCTTTTGTCAATTGACAAAATGTCGCAACTAGATAGGTTTTGCTGATGGTTCAACGTCAATTACTGCAGCCTTTTGACCTGTTGCTGTCTTGCCGTTGTCGCCTAGTCTAATCAGTTTAGTTTCTTTTCTTAACTGGTCAAAAGGTTTTTTCTCACCTTTTTTAGCAAGTTGATGTTTCATCTGATTAATTTTTTCACCTTTATCGTCTGGCATAACTGCCTCTTTTTTCATTGATAAAGGTTTACATGTACCTGAAGCTTTGCAATAGTACATACCTGGTCCACAATCTTTTTCTTCACTAACAGCTTTTTCTAAATCTTTTGCTTGTCCTGCGTGTGCCTGACTTGCGCCTTTTAATTTAGAGATAACTTTTTTTACCGTAGGTTTATCTTTATCATCTAAACTTTCACTTGTTGCTTTAGATATTGCTTTTCTTCTTTTGTGAAGATACTTGTCTGTAGAATCTGTATCGCCATCGTTGTCAATGTCTTTGTCTTTTCTGTCGTCAAATTTTTTCTTAACAGCGTCTTTGTTTACTGGATCTAACTTACTTTCACTTACGACTTTAGCAGCTGTGTCTGCAAGTGAACCTGGTTTAGTTTCAAAGTATTTTTTTTCTGTTGATAATTTAACGTCAGGTTTATATGTTGCGTTAATTGTAGGCTGTTCAGAAGCAATATTATTAATTTTATCCTCTAAGCTGCCTTTTCTTGTTTCAAAGTATTTTTTATCCATTACTTCTTACTCCTTACTTTTTTCGCTAAATCTTTATCTGCACCACCCCATGTACCAGATGATTTAGTTACGAAACTATTTACTCTTGCCATAGCCCATTGTTGAGGTGTTGTACCTGGTCTATGACCACCTTTCCATGCAGCCATACCTCTATCATAAACTTTTTTCAATACTGAATATGGCATACCTGTTTTTTCGGCTTTGTTTTTTACAGCAGTAATTGCTTCTATTAAAGCTTTTGCTGGGTGTATTTTTTCTTCTTTTTTAGTTTTACTTCTAATTTGATCCATTTTCATTTGTATATTCTCTATATCGTTTTTAGTTATAGCAATAGGTGTCTTATCTTTAGGATCACCTACATCTAAATCTTTTAGTTTAGTTTGTAGTGCCATTTGACGTGTTCTTAATTTTGCAATGTTTTCAGCGTCTTTAGAGGCATCCTCTTTCATAGAACCAGCATGTTTCATATCGCCAGTTTTTCTTCTACTTGCAACACTTCTTGCCATATTAGATACAAAGTTTATACCTGATTGTGCAAGTTGCATTAAAGTATCTGTAGAATATCTGTCTAAAAAGTTTTTCAATGTTTTTACTTTTTCAGGTGACATAAGTTTTATTTTTGCCCACTCATCTTTTAATTTTTTAATTTGTGCAGGACTCATTGCTTCTTTCATTATAGCTTTTGCAATCTTATGACCTTTCTTAATAGTGTCTTTCTCTAAAGGTGGTTCATCATTCATAGATTTTTTTGCTTGTGCCATACCTATAGCGTAAGCGTCATCTTTTTTCATTTCTTTTATATGATAACCTTTGCCATCACAATGGTCACAACCTTTGCCTTTACAATTAGGACACTCAAACTTTTCTTCTTTCTGCATTCCTTTTATATCAGGACTATTGTCAGATTTAAATTTGATGTTACCTCTCAATGTATCTTGTGTAACAGAAACTTCCGTGTTACCTTGTGATCTTAATTCTTTTGCTTTGTTTTCAGCAGAGTCTTTTGTTTTAAAAGGTGACGCATATCTTTTGCCATCTTTAGCTCTCCACCTTGCTACATAAACAAGTGTAAATTCGTTTAGAGATTCGTAATCCCAACCACTTCTATATCTCGTTACCATTTCTTACAACTCCAATATCTTGCTTTCCATTTAGGTCCTGGATTATCGCAATTGTGTCTTGCTCTAAAGCTTCTTCGTCTTGCAGGATTATCTTTTTTGATCTCCATATTAGGATCACCAAATGATACTTTTACTACATTGCCTGACGGACCTTTTGTGTAAACGTAAAACTTTTTAGAACCACCTCTAACAGGTTTGTTCAAAGTTACTTTTTTACCTTGGTGTTCTGCTTCTGTAATTTGTGATGGGAAGATACCCCACTCATCTGCTTCTTCTTTCATAAAGTCTTTAAATGATAACTTAAAGCCTTCAGTAGCACCTAAATCTTTTCTCATTTCTGCTTTAGATTTATTGTACTTTCTTTGAAATTCGTCTGCATCCAAACCGCCTTCTTCCTTAGATTTAAGGTCTATTGCGATTTCTTTCATTCTTCCTTCTTGCATATTACTATTTGTGTCAATCACTTTATTGAACATTTTATTATATGTTTCTTCAATTTTAGATTGCCACTCTTCCCCATATCTTTCCTTATATTTATTAATAGTTTCTTCTTTACTTGCCCATTCTTCTATATCTTTTAGCTCAACTTTTTTATTGTCTGTCATGCTTATGTCCTTACTTGCGTTAACATTTATTAAATTATCACTATGTTTACTTGGCTTATAAGAACCACCTTGATACTTAGGATTATAATGTTTCTCTCCTGGCGTTATTGAAGATGTATATTTTGCCCAATCATGTCCTATTTCATAGGCTTCTGGTATACCATCAGTATTAAATTCTGCACCTCTTTTTTCAGGTTCTTTTTCTGATCTTATCTTCAATTCTCCATACATTTGTTTGAAACGTTTTGTATGTTTACTAGGTTTAGTTTTTGCTTTCTTATCAGCAGGCGATTGTTTGTAAGCAGATTTATCACTATCTGATTTCTTGCCTTGCTTTTCTAAATGTCTATCGTGTGCTTTTTTATCTTTATCTGATAGACCTGCAACATATTTTTTAGGTTGATCTGTTTCTTTATCATACGCTAATTTTCTTTTTTCCTTTAAGTTCATTGATCGTTCCTCTAACTTGACTGAATAGACGGGAGTTTCCATGATATTATATAACCAACATTTGTGTAGGCTCATCTCCTCATCTTCCAAGGTAACATAGTTTGTACCTCGTCTTACAATGACACCAGTTACATTACTCTCTATATCATCAACTATATCTCCTACATCATATAAATGCTCTGAAATATATTTGTCCCTTAATGTCATCTTCTCTAACTCCTCTTTTGTTGAGGCAGTTATAAATGGTTTAAATCTAAATGCACTATCAGCGTCAAACGAAGCTGCTAACATCATTCCTCTTCTTACATTTCTGAATAAGTCTTGTGCATTTTTTGAGTTAGCAAAACCAGACGGCAGACCTTTTTTGAAACTTGCAAAGTCTTTTGATTTTGCAGCCGCTCTCATTTTACTAGCACTCATTCCTGTAGCACCTTCAGCGTCAGGATCTCTTTCTCCTGCTGAAGCTACAGATATACTATCAAAGTCATATAGACCATGACGGCTCTTAACGCCGTTATATTTTTTTAAGATAGTATCAAATTCTCTTACTCTATCACTACCTGCAACCATTGTTATTTCAGAATAACCTCTTTTATATAAATCAGTTACTATATCTAATATCATGTTTGATGGATTGAGTAGTATGTTTCTGCTATGTCTAGGAAACATTTGTTTCATTGTTGCTAATTTAACTCTAGCATTCAATGGGTTTTTAGATGTGTCTTCAGATTTACTTAAATAAATTCTGTAATCATCTGTTCTTTGTTGTGCCACTTTATTAATAAGTTTTTCGTGTCCTATTGTAGGTGGGTTAAATCGGCCAAAGGTAAATGCTATTGATCTACCCTTGGCCTCTTTTATTTTAGATAACGATTTTAGTTCTGCTGGTGTAATTTTACCATCTTCCATAATCTCATTCAATTTTTTGAAAAATTTGAGATAATGATACTTTTCTAACATTTTATAAATCACATTCTTAGGAAGACGATTCTTCACGCCAAACTTTCTAATTTCGTCTGGTGACATATCTTTACTAAAAGCGTCCTTTCGGTCGTTAATAGTCTTGTCGCCAATATCAATTAGAGTGTTAATAGAATCTTTAATCTCAGCTAACTTTTTAGAAACTAAACTAGACAAGTTATCTATATCTGCACTTGTTAAATCTTTTAGTTCCTCATAATCAATCATATCCCTTACGAGTTCACCTTTAACAACATCTATTTCAGAAACACGCTTCTGAAAATCCGTAACGTATTTTTCAGGTTCAAAGGTGCCAGGTTCTGGTTTTTTGATCCACTTGTTAGTGTCTATATCAAAAGTACCATCAGCCATGTCCCTTGCCTTATTAAATGTTACAGGATCTATTATGGAGAAGTAGTTGATAGGATGCTCTGTGCCTGGTATAGTTTTACCATTTATCTGTCCTTGATATTCTCTAATCTCATCATGTACCTTTTCTTGTTCTGCTTTTGAACCAGGTATATCAAATAAGATATTAACATCTAGGTCTGCGTCAGCCCTATATTGTTTTGTAAGTATTGAACCTATTAAGGTATACTTAACTACTTTACCAAATTTTTCAAATGTCTTTATGCCATCTAATACTTGTTTTTTTACAGATGGTTTTAAAACAGGATTAGGAGTATCTGCTTTATCAAATACACCTCTTGCATACGTTTTTCTAGGTATGTCTATGATAGACTCTTTTATGAAATCTTTAAATCTCATCTTTTGCGAGCCTCTAATTCTTTTTTCATCCATTGTTTGGCCTTATAATTCTGTACTGGCGCTGTAATAAATCTTCTTACTAACTTGCCAATTCTGTTCATTGTAAGAGTGACTAACTCTAAATCAGATTTATTGTTATCTACTACAATAAATTTTGCCATACCAAATAGTCTTTGAAACTTACCAATGTTATTTTGTACACCATCCCAACTTGACTTTGTAATATATTCTGGGATAGTTCTTTCACGTCTAGCGTTTCTTGCTAATGCAACTTCTAAACTTGTATTCACAAATACCATATAACAATCATAACCAAGTTGTTGTAGCATGTTATGGTTTCTAGCAATCACATCATAATCTCTACCTGTGCTGTCAATTACTAAACCAAGTCTGCCTTGTACATATTTATCTAATTGAGCGATAGCAGTTTGTTTTGCACGACCTCTAATTATATTTCTAAAGTATTCTTCTTCGTCTGGCATATTTAAAGATAGGTTTGCTTTCTTTAAGTTTCTTTCAAATGTAACATCTGAATTAACAACTTTTAAACCTGTACCTGCAAATGCACTATGAGTTACAAATGATTTACCTGAACCAGGACCACCTGCTAGAAAGAACGCTTTGAATATACCTGGGTCGTAAACACCTTCAGATAAATGTTGTATAAAACTATTGACCGCCATTATCTATCCTTCTTATAATTTCTTTTGCTGTTTCTTCAGGTGTACCACCCTCAGCAGTTACACTAATAAAGTTATCTTTTTTTCTAAAGTATTCTACAACAGGACCTGTTTCTCTTTTGTATAGTTCTATTCTGTTGTTTATAATCTCTTCCGTATCGTCTGCTCTGCCTCTTGCAAGTAATCTACGTAATACTTCTTCTCTACTTACATCTAAAAATACTGCATAATCATAACCTATTTCGTTCTTCTCCATGTCTTCAACTTGTTGCATATATCTAGGCCATCCATCTAATACATAACCTTTAGGTGATTGCTCTACTTTGTCTTTAATTAACTCTAATACTATTTCATTAGGAACAAACTCACCTCTATCAATAATACTTTTTGCAATCTTACCTATTTCTGATCCTTTTTCTACTTCTTTTCTTAACATGCCACCTGGGTAAATGTGAGTAATATCATATTCTTTAACAAGGTATTCTGTATAAGTTGATTTACCTGAACCAGGTCCACCTAACATAACAATCCTTTTACGACCTATTTGTTCAAATATAAAATCTCTAAAACTTTTCATCCTTTTATCCAGTTCTTAGCAAGTGTAAAGTTAGCAGTACTAAACTCTAATCTATCTACTAGTTTTACTGCGTTGCCCATTCTATCTACAGCAACGTAGCCTTCAGGATTAGTTACTACAAAACCATTACCTTTTTGTAGAAACGTTCCCATTGATTTAATTTGATTCATTTTACTTACTAGAAAGTTCTTTACTCTTTGTAAAGTTATGTAACTAGCAATCGCAAAGTAAATATCATTTTCATTGCTATCAATAAATCTTAAACCATCGTTTCTTATTTGTTCGTATTTCTTTTTAGCATTAGCAGTTTTTTTCTTTGACGCTTCATCATCTAATACTTTAGCGTAATATGTTCTAAATTCTGATTGTAATTTTCTGACATTCTGTATAGATTGTCCTGCTCTTATTTGTGTATTAAAAAATATCTTTAATCTAGCACCGACAGATAATAAATTAGTTTGTCTTTTTAATAAATCTAAAATTCTTTTACCTTTTGATATTGATCCCATCGCCATTCTTAACATACTATCATACTGAGCGCTTTCTGTTGTTGTAAATGTAGCAACACCAGATGAGTCTTTATAACTTG